CCTCGACCTCGTCGGGCGCGCCACCAAAATAGATCGTCAGCCCCTCGATCGTATAATTAAGCCAGGTCGAATTGTAGTTCTGGACATAGGTGCCGGAATAGGGCGTGGCGGGCAGGCGAAAGAACTCGTCGCGCGCCTTGTAGGTCAACGGCACCCAGCCGGTCGGGGTCGAGGCGCTGGCCATCAAGAGGAGATCCGTCTCCAGCCAGTCGCCCGGCAGCGGCGCGCAGCCGCAAGTGACGGTGTTCTGGCTGGTGGCGATCATCTGGCCGATGCGCAGCCTAGAGTTCAGCTTCTCTTCCGCCATCGAGACGAACGAGGCCACCAGCGCCTGCGACCAGTCCTGGCGATTGGCCCATTCGGCGATCTGAGCGCAGAAGGTGGTGTAATCGCTCATATCCGGTCCATGAGCCACAGAACGAGGACAATGATCAGCACCACCCCGACGACGCCGATGCCAGGATTGCCGAGGCCATAGCCTGGCCGCCAGGGCGCGCCCTGATAGAAATGCGGCCCGATCCCGCCCAGCAGCACGATCACCAGGATGATGATGAGGATCAGACCCAGCGGGCTCATTCAGGCGGCCTCCCTCGACTGAGCCAATAGGCGACCACCGCGCCGAAGGCGGCGACCAGGCCGCCAATCGCGCCCGAAGTGATCTCGTCGGTCGGGATGGTGAACAAGGCGCAGAAGGTGACCAGCCCGAGAAAGGCCAGGATCACCAAGAGCGAAATGGTCAGCGTACCCCCGGTTTTGTCGAACTTGCTGGCGGCGATCACCAGAAACACCGTCAGAACAGCGGCGATCACCAGCCCTATAGACGCCGGATAGTCGAAAATCCGCGGCGTCGGCGGCGGAACGACCAGATCGGACGCAGCCATTCATCAGCTCGGCTCCGGCATCGCGGACCCGGCGGGCAGGCCAGGAAGCTCGGCCTCCACCATCGGGGCGGCGACCGGAATTTGTTTGAGGGCTTTCTTAAACAGCCAATAGTAATTGGCGATGGTCTGCGCTTTGTCGGTGCCGTTGACGATCCGGCGCGCGTTGATCGGATCCTCGATGTTTTTCGACTTGGAAAGGTATTTCGGCAAGCCAACGCCGGTGAACCAGCCGTAGACCATGCCGTCGTAACTGACCAAGGCCGAGGTCGGCGAGTGCAGCATCTTGTGCGCCTCGGGGTGAATAGTGGCGGTCACGCCATAGCGATCCTTGAGAAATTTCTGTCCGTTCTTGTAGTTCTCCTCCCAAGTCAGCTGGACGTGGCCGCGCCCGTAATAGCACTGGCCATGCGGCCCGGCAGGCTTGCCGTAGCTCTTGCCCGCGCCCTTGCCGTACTCTTCGACCGGCTGCATGCGCTGATCGGTTTCGTGAAAAAAGGTGGCCAAGGCGTAAGCCAGCCACATCGTGCCGTCGTTCGGATTGTTCTGCTCGAAATGCGTCTCCCACGTTTCGAGCAGGTAATTCATGCCGTCGACCTGATCTTGGGTCAGGTTGCCCTTGAACAGATCCTTGCGGACGTTGTCGTAGAAGAACTTGCGGTCGTAAGGCATCAGACCGACCCCTTCCAGATCCGCCAGGGATCGGCCTCGTAGGAGTTCCACCACTTGTCGAAGGCGTCGAGGTCGAAATAGAGCCCGCGCCGGATCAAATCCTCGACCACGATCAAGGGCAGGCGCCCAAGCAGCTTGATGTCGCCATCGTTGCGCATGATCTCGCGATCGCGGGCGATCGAGTCGAGGACGGGCTCGACGTCCATTGCGGTGTGGATGACGAACCCGTCTGGACGCTCGCTGTCGACCAGCGTCCTGCGGGCGACGCCGTCGCGAGCGATGTAACGACGGCGCGCCTCGCCCATGTTACGGCGTCGCTTGGGCGATGCCGTTAAACAGGATATGAGCTAGAGCGTTTCGGGTTTCCACGCCCCACTCGACCACGATCATGCGCGTCTCGGCGTCGCCGGTTCGGGCCATCAGGTACTGACGGAAGGCGCGGAAGAAACCGACCGCGATATAATCGGGATCGATCAGCAATCCAACGTCGGGCGCGAGCCAACGGGAAGGAACGCACTTCACTCGGCCGAAGTCGGTCGCAATCACATCGACCGTGCTCACCACCTCAGTCTTGCCGACCAAGACCTGAGTTGTTGATCTGCCGACAAAAGTGCTGACTGTTCTCTTGGGCCCTGGAGGCACAACCCAAAGTGAAGGGCTCGCCCCATTGATGTAGGCTTGCTGCATGGCGTTGCCGAGCATGTCCTCAGCCAGCTGCACCGGCGTCGCCGGGGCCGGGAAAGCCATGTACTGGGTGGTCGGCAAGCCAGTCAGGCTGGTGTCGGGGGCGACCGCGCCGCCAACCGCGCCTTGCTTGTTGACCGCAGCCCCGAGCGCGTGGGCGAAGCCCTCGGTGACCCGCGCGGTGGTGCCGTCGACGCCGTCGTTGCGCGCCTGACGCGAGCACAGCGCCGTCTCCATGTCGGATTTCAAGACTTTCGACGCCATGGCCATCTGGTGCGCCATTTCCGACGACTTGCCCGCGGCGTCCGACTCCTCTTGCGAACCTGACACGGTGGCGTCGCGCTCGCTGATCTGAGTCGCGTTCTGCAGCCGGATGGTCGGCTGAGCGGGACTATTAGCAAGAACAAAACCTTCGACTTGCGCATTCGGAGCGCCGGGTTGACCCGCAGCGGGCGCGCCTGGCACAGTCGGCTGAGCCACCAGAGGTAGAAACTCAGTCTGCCAGTCGAAGAACCTGTTCTTGACGTTACGACGTCTTGCCGCCGACATCACCGGGGTGTCGAACGGGTCGATGTTATAGATGGCGTTACTCAAGTCTTCTCTGTTGCCTACCGCCATATAGGTGGTGAAGGCATTGGTAACCTTGGCCAAGGGAAGTCTCCGGGGTTAGAGCAATCTACGGAACACTTGTGCGGTGTCGTCGAGCGACCCGCTGCTCGCCTGTCGGCGAAGTGCTTCGTCGAGCCCTTTCCGTTGCCCATTCCCACTGAGGGGTGTAGCGGCGCCCGGTAGTAGCGTTCGACCTTTGCCCGCAACGACAGCCCGTGGCCGGGCCGCCATCATGCGATCGTACCTGCTCGCCTTGAGGAGGACTGTCAGCATCCTCGGGTCATAGACCGTGGCGACTTCATATTCGCTGAACCCCGCCGCCGCTGCGGTGCGCCGCATCGATTGCAGGTTCTTCTTCAGCGTCGGCTCATCAGGGATTTTGTTATCCATGACGAAACGCTCGAACCCCTTTACCGCGTAATCCGCCACCTGTCGATCATTCTCAGCCGCCTGGGCCTGCTCGCGCTGAACGCGCAGCGCGCGCGAAGCGTTGAGCTTGCTGTAGATGGTCTGGAAGACCTTCTGGGTGGCGTGCGCCGCCTGGGGGTCGCGCGCGAACTCCTGATCCCAGTTGGGCTCGGCGGGAATGAGGTTGGCGAGATCCTCTTCGTAATTCCGCCGATCCTGATGCCACTGGGCGTAATTGCCCCTCAACGTGTTGACCGCGCCCTCCAGCTCACGCTGACCTTGCTGCAACTGCCCCATGCGCTTGTGAAAGGTTTGCTGACGCACATAGCCGCGCAACGCTTCGTCGAGCGTGATGTGGAACGTCTCGCCATCGGCGCTTACCTCGAACCTTTCGGCCTCGGCGTCGCGCTCGGACACCCCTTCGGCGTCCCGCCCGTCGCCCTCGGTCGCGGTGAGCTGGTCTGACCGTGGAACGTCGTCGCCTTCGGCGGCGATGGCCCAGAAGTCTTCCGGCTCAACCTCGGCTCCTGGGTGTCCATCGTCGGCGGCGGCATCACGGCGCTGCGCGTCATTGGCGCGACGTCGTTGGCCACTCGACCGCTCTTCTTCGGCGGGCGCGCGGCGAGATCGTGTCTCATCCCCGCCGTCTTGCCCCTCGTCAAACCGACCATCTGCAAGCTCCCTTTCCCGCGCGCGCAGCCTCAGATTGTCGCCGCCGTCGCGCGTGTCTCCGGTCAGCGGGTCGCCCTCGATCGGCCGTGGGCTGAACATCGCCTCCGGCTTAGGGTTCTCTGAAATGAACTGGCCGCGGCTGTCGCGCGGTTTTACCTGGGGCGCGATCTCGTTCGAGAACGCGACTGCGGCCTCGTCATAACCTTCCGGCATCATGTCCTCTCGGCGCCATCTGCGCATCGTGCGTCATGCTGGCGAGGCGGCCTGGAATGGCTTCCAGCGCCCTCAGCATCGCGATCAGCTCCAGCACCTTCGGGCTATCCGTTTTTGCGTCCATCAACTCGCCGAACCACTGCTTGCGCAGATCGATCACCGCTTGCAGAAAAGCCCTGTTGTCGAGGATGGTTCTCGCTTCCCTGGCGATCTCCTTGACGACCTCTGGATCGGTCTTGGCGATCACGGCGCAGGCCTCGGCTTCATCCTGGCCAAATCTTTCTGGTTGGTCAGAGTGGCTGCGGTCTTGAGCGCGTCATGGCCGCGATCAAGCTCGTTCTCATGCGCTTCGTGCTCGCGATCGGCGTCGCCAGCGAGCGCGCCCGCGACGGTCTTGATCTGCTGCACCCCATGGCCAGTCATCGCTGCGTGATGGTTGGCCGCCATCCCGGTCATTTGCTGGACGTGGCCGGAATGGATTTGGGCCATCTTCTGCATGTGTTGACTGGCGAGCTGAGCGGCCTTGAGCTGGGCCTGGGTCATCGCCTGCTGATGCTGCCGGGCGCTATCGTCGGAGGCCTGCTGCTGCTGGGCCATGTCGAGCTGGTTCTGGCTGTCGGCCTGATCCGAGTCGGACTGGCTCTTCATCAACGTCGCGCCGAGCTGGCCGAGCTTGTGCGCGCCCTCGACCCCGGCCTTCTGAGCGTCGACCGCGAGCTTGTTGAACTCATATTCGGTCTTGGCCTGCAGGGTCAGATGCTTGAACACATTGTCCGACTGCAGCTGCTTGGTCTTGAGGTTCTGCTCGGCGACCGCCTTGGCGGTGTCGGAGCGAACCTTCTCCATCTGCGCCTGCGCGGCGACCAGATTGGGATCGGGCGGCTTGGGCGCGTTGAGGATCTGCTGCATCTGTTGCGGCGTCGGGGTCTTGAAGTACCGCCCGACATTTTTCACGTTGGCCAGGGCCAGTATATCGGTGATGGTGTTGATGAGTTCCGGGATCCCGCACACCGGATTGTTGAGCCCGTAGGTGGTCACGATCAATTGTTGGTCTTGCTTGATCTGATTGAGCGCCAGCATACGGGTGAGGTCGGAGCCCTTGCCAAGATTGGCGTTGACCTCGACGGACATCGTCGCATCGAAGGTCGAGGTGTTGTAGGGCGTCCACTTGCCGCGGATCTGCAACGTCCGCTCTTGGTTCGGGTTCTCGGTGATCTCGTTGAACAGACCGGAAAACAGATCTTTGAACCCAGTCTCACACAAGACCCTAGCGACCAGCTCGATGCGCTCCTGGGCGCCGTTGATCACCGCCTCGACCCCGAGCATGGTCGAGGATTGCAACGCTTTGGGATCGAGGCCTTTGGCGGCGTCGCTCAAGCCCGTTCGACGCTGCAGTTGAGCGTTCAACATCTCCAACACCGGCAGCGCTTGCTGGCCGAGGAAGGGGGTGTTGGTGAACAGCACGCTGTCGCGCGGATCGCCGCGGCTTCTGATCACTGCGCCGAGGTCGTCGTTGAGCGCGTCGTCGACGGTGACGGTGAGTTCGTTGATGACGGTTTTGGGGTTGATGCTTTCCGCCGCGCTGTCGAGGATGGCGCGGGTCATATTGGTTTTTATTCTCTGAATGTCTTCCGTGTAGTCCGCCAAAGAGTCGCCAACAATCGTGTGGCTGAC